TGCTGTGCTTTTTACCGGCCAGGTCTACGACGCCAAAGTTTACGGGAGCGCCCGGAAGCTGAGCCTTGCCGACGGATACAAGAATCTCTTTGACACGGCCCTGTCCACTGCCTACCGAAAGGAAGCAGCCGCGGTCATACTTTCGGATATCCTTGATGCGGCAGGAATTACCGGCAGGGATGTGACCTGTCCAGATGTGGAGGTTCCCCGGTTCTCCCATGCCGAGAAATCCGCCGTGGATCTTATTGCCTCCCTAATAGAGACCCTGAAGACCTTCGGTTATTCCGGGCTGTGCTATTTTTTTGATGCTGAAAACATCTTCCGTTTCGGAACTATAGATGACAGCGCCGTAAACACCGGTGATGCTTTGAGCCTTGAAACCGGCAGAACCATTATAGAAAAAAGGCCGGAAAGGATTATGACGCTTCCGGCCGCCTTCCGCCATAGCCAGAGCCTTGAGGTTGATGGCACCTCCCTGGTTGCCACCCGTACCGAGCTGGTTCTTTCGGCCCGCCGATCGTATCTGGCCATCAGGGTGAAGGGGTAAAGCGTGCAGACAGAAGATATCCTTGGCGCCTTGCTTCCTCACCGTTCAGCCCCGGCCATCGGAAAGGTGGTTAAGGCCCACGAAGGCCCGGGTAAAACTGCCTACTCGGTGGATGTGCGCATCCTTACCCCCGGAAGCCTTGAAGAGACGGATCAAGTGATCGCCGAGGTTCCCATATCCCCGATATGGGTAGGACAGAAGGGAAAAGGTTTGTATGCCGTTCCGCCAGAGAATGCCCTGGTTGTGGTCTCGTTTATCGGTTGGAACCCGGCCTATCCGTTTGTTGCGGGAATCTGGTCAGATGAGTACCAGGCGGGCGAGTTCGTCAAGGATCAGCTCGTGATTACCGATGGCGACGGCTTAAGGCTAGGGGTTGACGTGGATTCCCTGTTTCTCTTCGAGACCAAAACCCAGAGCCTGAAAGCGATTCTGGAAAAGCTGGTTGATGAAATATCGGCCATTCAGACCCAGGGGGCGCCGCCCCAGCATGTAATATCTCCGGTGTCGGTGCAGAAGCTCCAGGCCATAAAGCAAGAGATAGCAGGTCTTTTAAAGTGAGGTTTTATGCTTGATTCAACAGTCTTGAAGAACGAATTAAAGCCCGCTCTGATCACCTTCTGGGAAAGCGGGTTTAGCGGGGATGAAGGAATGACCGTGGAGGATTACGCCGAAGAGTTCGCCCGGATCATCGCCGAAAAGATTGTCGCCCATATTACAACAAACGCCATGGTTCAAACCACTGTCACCGGAACTGCCGGGCCTTACCCTGTGGTTGGAAACGGGCAAGGAGGTATTACCTGATGGATTACGGAACAGACCTGCTTCTGGTCGATGACGACATCGTATTTACCCCCGACGGGGATATTGAACTGGTTTCAGGGCCTGCCTGTATTGCCCAGGACATTGACCAGGAGCTAAAGATTGCACCGGGTACCCTTGGATGGGACAAGGCTGCAGGCAGCTCGATGCTCTTGATGTTAGGAGATTCCCAAAGCGACGCTGCCGCCGTGGTTGCCGAGCTTGAGCGCGTTGCCATTGAGGATGAACGGGTTGAACCTTCGTCAGTGAAGGCTACTGCCTTGACCGACGGCAAAACCTACCGCCTGGAGTTTACCCCGCTGGCAGCAGTAAGTCCGGAGACTCTGGACTTTGACCTGGGGAAAGGAGATTGACGTATGTCTGACAGTTGGATAGATAAGAGCGAAGAAGAAATTCGGGAAGAAATTATCCAGTGGGCCAAAGAAGAGACGGGCCTTACCAACATGAAAAGCGTGGGAGTTCTGCGTGCCTTTCTTGAAGTGCTCGCCAGAACCGCCTCCGCCGCCTATGTGTCGTATATCAATCCTGTGTATAAGCAGGCGAATCTGGATACAGCCACAGGTTTCTGGCTTTCTCTGTGGGGAATGCTTGTCGGTGTAACCCGGAAAAAAGCAGTCAAGGCGGCGGGCAGTTTTGCGGGCCAGGCATTTGATGATGGCAAAATCAAAAAGGGAACATGGATAATTACCGAAGGAACGGCCCTGCGCTTTAAGGTTACATCTGACACCCTTTTTTACGCCGGGGCCTTTGTGATACCCGTGGAGGCTGAGCTTGAGGGCAGTGTCTACAATCTCACTCCGGGAACCTCGCTGCGCGCTACCAGTGTGATTCAGGGGCTCTCGTCTCTTTCGGTGCCGGAAGAATGGACAGAAACTCTTGGAACAGACGAGGAGACGGACGCCTCTTTGCGTTCGCGAATCAAGGACAAGTGGAAAAGCATCGGCGAAGGAAATCCTCCGTCAAAGTATGAATACATTGCCGCAACTGTTACCGGGGTGGTAAGCGCCAAGGTTATCCGCACTCCCCGGGGGTTTGGCTCCATGGATGTCCTGATCACTTCGGTTGAAGGCCTGCCCTCGTCGGCGCTGCTTACCATCGTAAGGGATACCCTGGACGCCTACGGTCTTGTGTGCCGCGATCTTATTGTTCGTGCTCCGGAGGCAATCATCTGCGATGTGGAAGTTGAATACGGTGGCGATTATTCCGAGGCGGAAGTAGAGCTTGCCCTGCGGCAGTACATCATTTCCCTCGGCATCGAGGGGAAGCTTGAAATCAGAAAGCTTTATACCGAGCCGTGGGTAGATCTGGTGCTTGATTCCCTGGAGATTATATCCCCGGCCAGGGATATAGAAGCCGGAGAAAATGAGCTGATAGTCCCGGGAACAGTTACGGTAACAAAGGTGGTTTGACGTGCAGGATGTAATAGATAAGCTCCGGCCGCCGGGGCATACAAAGAAGAACCGCTCCACCCTTTACCGGCTAATCGGTCGAGTCACTGCCCGTATGGCCGCCGACGGGCAGAAGTCCCTGGAGGCATTTTTCCCTCTTACAGCAAGCAATGACGATGTGGCCCGTCATGGATCGGCTTTATCCATACCACGATTTCCTTTCGATACCGACGCCTCCTACCAGGAACGGGTAGCGGTCGCCGCGTACTATCTGGAGCGCCAAGGGATACGCTGGTTTGTCAAGGAGTTTCTGGACCAGCTTATACCAGGCCGGTATTCCCTTTTGGAGTATCCGAAAATAGGCTTTCGTGTCGGATACTCGCCGCTGGGCGCTTCACCCTTGGGCGGAGGGTTTAGGCTGTATGTGAAGGTGCGGGACATGACGACCCAGGAAGAGGACTGGATATACACCTTTCTGGATACGTCTCTCGATCCGGACATTGAAATCCATGTTCTGCCATGGGTCTTTAATCCGGTGTCTCCCGCAGGAATTGATTTGCTGCGCAAGCTTGGAGGTTCCGCCTGGATTGCTCGGCAGCTGGAAGATATCTGTCCCGCGACTGTTGAGCTCTTGCCGGATGATGGTTTTCGCCTCGGCTATGCCATGCTTGGCTTTACCAGAATAATCCCCGGGGCTGATCCCCTCGTCCTTGTAAAAACCCAAAGCCCTGACTGCGTCTTCGCCATTCAGTCCCGGCTTGATGAAATACTCGAAGAATCAATAGAGAGGAGGTGTTCGTAATGGACAAAATTCAATTTGTGCAGGGCATGTATCCCGAGGACATACATTTTAACGGTCTTCAGGATTCAGTGGAAAAGGCAGATAAAACCATCGCCGCCGCCCTTGCCGGTAAAGGGGTGGCTTACGGCTTTGCCCTGTCAATAACCGGCGACACGGCGCAGGTAAGCCCGGGTCTCGGGTTTGACGAAACCGGGCGGGCGGTACAATCGGAAGATCCTGTTACCGTCAGTCTGGCAGACATAGCGCGCCCCGCCGCCGGTCAGTATAAATGGCTGGCTCTGGTGGCCAGCTTTGCCCGGAATAGTTACGGCGATGTGTACGACGACAACAATCAGCGCCACGATCTGTACAACGATGAAAGTATGGTTCTTGAGCTTGTTCCGGGAGCATCAGGAAGCCTGGAAGGAGCCGTGCGGCCGGACGAAGGGGATAGCATCATCATCGCAGATATCCTGGTAGATTCCGCCACGCCTTTTGAGGAGCTTGTACCGGATTATGCCCGAAGGGGCAGGATAGTCTCTCTCCTCGATCTGTTGGACAGAGAGGCGGTAAAGCGGATAGCGGTAGATGCAGATGGCGTCAAAGAGCTGTCCTTTGCATCTCTTGGGCTTGCCGACGGAACCTATTCCGTTAAGGCTCAGTTGATTGGCTCATGGCCTTTTGTTCGCAGTCTCGGAGTGGAGAGTATCGAAACAGCGGTGAAGGTGTACCTGTATAATGACAGCTACCCCTACAAAACCCCAGTCCTCGGTGCTCCTAAAATCAAAGTTGGCACAAGCCCCATAGGGGAATTTGCAGTAGGCGGCCGGGAATCTGTTCCGGTTGATCTATTCATACGCAAGGAGGAAATCTAATGAAGGGAATACCCAATGTATTCAACACAAAACAGGACTGGCTTAATGCTCACCAGTACGCCATGACCAAGGGAGACGCCCACTACAAGTCTATGCTCTCAGCCCGTCTCTCGTCACTAAAGAACACCGGAACCATGCTGGTGCTAAAAGAATCAGCTCCGGCTGATCCCGAAGAACAGACCCCGGAAGACTTTGAAGTGGTTCATGATCCTGGTTCCGCCTTGGCAGCTTCCGGGCTTTCGGTGGCCGAAATCGACCTTATGGTCAACCAGTTAGGATAAGGAGAAACAAATGATAGCAAGACTAATACAGGACAACATTACCGACGCCGATGCCGCGCTTTTCTCCGGCATGATGGACGTGCTTGTCCGCAGTGACAGGATACTGGAAAAGAAAAACCCCTTCGCCTATACATCGAACATCATCACGGTGAAGGCAGGGACAACTCTTACGCTCTACAACGCCCAGTGGAAGAGCTTCCGTCTGGATGCGGATGTAGAGCTATCGGACGCAGACCTTGACGCCGGTTCCTTTGAGGTCGGCAAGGACTACTACGTTTACCTTGTGGACGACGGCGCCGATGGCCAGTTCATTATCAGCCTAAACACCACTTTCCCGGCCGGGTATAGCGCCGACAACAGCCGGAAGATCGGCGGCTTCCATTATGGCCACATCCGAAAAGTAAGCACCGACGGCCTCTGGGTGCCGGTTGACTCGGAAGGCACCCGGTTCGGCTCCGGGGCTATTGATTGGGAAGATAACGTCACAACCGGCATCATACCCAATTCCGTGTGGGACCTTCAGAACCGGCCCAAATGCAGCCCCGAGGGCATGGTAAAGATCGGTCATATCTGGGTGGATATTTACCTTTCCAGCGCCGCCGAATCCATTACCTTCGAAGATACAACCAACGGACTGCACATCGCCACCGGTCGCCTGCAGTCGAAGTATGGCCAGGTTCCCGTTACAGGTACCGAAGGCATGAACTGGTACACCTTCGGGGAGCTGGCCGGGCGGGTGGATAAGAGGCTGCTGTCTTACGGGGAATGGATCAAGGCTGCCTTTGGAAATCCCCAAGGACAGGACGCTGCAGACGGTTACGGATGGACTAAAACCACCAACAGCGCCAGGGTACGGACAGGATGTCGGGTAAACAATACTACAGGGGCTTATGACGCCGCAACAGGCATTAAACCCGCGGCTATTTCTGCCTTCAACATTGTCGATGCCGTTGGCAATGTCTATGAGTGGCTTGATGAGCTGTCCAACCGTCACGACAGCACCAGCTTCGCCTGGCAGAACGTACTTGGTGCAGGGAAAGGACAGGCTTATTTGCCTAATGCCACTGGCCTGATTGCCTACATCGCTGGCGCGGACTGGAGCCACGGCGTGTACGCCGGGTCCCGCGCTGTGGGCGCGAACAACGCTCCGTGGATCATGCCCGCGGGCATTGGGTCGCGGCTGGCCTGTGACAATCTGTAATCTGATATCTGGAGATCTGTTTTGTCTGTAACACGTAATTTTGTCTTGTGGCAAAAAGCTGAAGATTTTGTTGAGTACCTCTTCCCAATTATTGATCGGTTCCCTAAGCACGAGAAATTCGCTTTATGCTCACAGATGAAAAATACGTGTTACGGCATTATGAAGCTGATCGTTAGGACAAACAAGTCCAGACAAAAAGCTCCGGGATTATACGAGATAGACACCGAATTGGAAATGCTGCGCTGGTTCATCCGGCATAGTTACAGGAGAAAATATCTCAGTCCCCAGTGCTACGAGACAGCTGCAAAAAAGGTGGATGAGATGGGCCGCATAGTAGGCGGCCTCCTGAAAGGGGCGTGATATAGGCTGGCGCGAACTGGAACAACGGCGTGAACGCCGGGTCCCGCGCTGTGAACGCGAACAACGTTCCGTGGAACATGAACACGAACATTGGGTCGCGGCTGGCCTGTGAGAATCGAAAAAAACAGACGGCAAACATTACGGTGTCTGCCGCAGTGACAGATTGTCAGATCACGCTCCTTGCCTGTTTGGCAGAATTATGATGGTGCCCCGCCTGCGGGCTGGGTACTCCTTTATTTTTATATGAGAGGGAATGCCTTGTTTGAGAAAGTGTATAACTACCAAAGCCTTTACGAAGCCTATCTCAAGGCGAGAAAACAGAAACGATATCGCGGAGAGGTTTTGCAGTTTTCCTATAGTCTCGAAGAAAACCTTATCTCCCTGCAAAACGAACTAATATGGAAGACCTACAGGGTTGGCGCTTATCGGCCGTTTGTTGTTTACGAACCGAAGAAAAGGCAGATTGTGGCGTTGCCGTTTCGCGACCGAGTCGTTCAGCATTCGCTTAATATGGCTATTGAGCCGTTATTTGAAAAGCGCATGATTTACGATTCTTATGCCTGCAGGATTGGCAAGGGCACGCATCAGGCAGCACGTCGCCTGTCTTATTTTATGGGAAAACCCGGGAATCACTATTACTTGAAGGCAGATATAAAGTCTTATTTCGCCTCTATAAACAGGGTAATTCTCAAAGATATTCTTATCAGGCACATAGCCGATGAAGGAGTTCTGTGGCTGGTAAATGAAGTCTTGAACAGCACTCCCGGCACAGGCCTTCCGATAGGAAACCTCATGAGTCAGCTCTTTGCTAATGTTTATCTCCATGAACTTGACCACTACATTAAGAACGTGAGGGCTGAAAAGTATTACCTAAGGTACATGGATGATTTTGTTATCATGCATCCAAGCAAAGCCCACCTTTGGGAGCTGCTGAGCGACATTGAAGAGTTTTTGAAAAGCAATCTTGCTCTCTCATTGAACTCAAAAACCAAGATCGGCAAGAAGTCTGAAGGTATAGAATATGTCGGATACAGAATCTGGGACAATAATAAGCTTATAAAAAAACAGTCTTTGTCCAGGATGAAAAAGAAGGCCAGGGCCTGGAGAAGCGGAAAGATTGACGACAACCGCTACCTTGCCTCTCTTGGGTCGTGGATGGGGCATTCTGCTGATACAGCAAGTCATAGGGCGGTCGAAAAGATTATGCTCGACAGCCTGCATCATTTACATAAAAGAATAAAGCTGGAGGAAGTGAAGCAATGAAAACACCATTAACGTATTACGGAGGCAAACAGCAGCTGGCAAAGCGCATAATAAGCCTTATCCCCAAGCATAAGCTATACTGTGAGCCATTTGTAGGTGGAGGAGCGGTCTTTTTTCAGAAAGAAGCATCTGCCGTAGAAGTTATTAATGACATCAACAATGAATTGGTAAACTTTTATGAAGTGTGTCAAAGGGATTTTACATCCCTTGAAAAAGAGGTTTTAATAAGTCTTCACAGCAGAGATTTGCACAGAAGGGCGCTTGTCATATACCAGAACCCGGATATGTTTGATAAGATCAAAAGAGCATGGGCTGTCTGGTTGTTGTCAAGTCAGTCTTTCGGGGCCATGCTGGACGGGTCTTTCGGATATGATCGCTCAGGAACAACCTCACGGAAGGTAACCAACAAGCGCGAGGGCTTCACGTACGAATACGCTGTAAGACTCCAAAATGTTCAAATAGAGTGCGCTGACGCCTTAAGGATCATCCGGAGCAGGGATACAAAAGAATCTTTCTTTTACTGTGATCCTCCTTATGTCGGTACCGATATGGGTCATTATGACGGATACACTGACAGTGATTTTGACGCCTTGATAAGAGCTTTGGAGGGTATAGAGGGGAAATTTCTGTTAAGCTCTTTCAGGAACAAAGCCCTTCAGGAGGCGGTGAAAAGGAATGGCTGGAACTCTTTTGAGATTAAAATGAGTAAGCCAATGTCAAGAAATGGTGAAAACAAAAGAGGGACAAAGGTGGAGGTTTTGACAGCAAATTACCCCATAGACTGCTGGCAGTTTTCAAAAACATAGTGCAATTATGCCAGGCCGGTTTTCAAAAACACAATGTAATTTTTTCAAATTTTCGTTGCAATGTTACAGGTGTGGTCTTTTTCATGAGAGCCTCCGGGGGAAGTT